ATTTAATTAACTTACTTATTTCAACCATACTTTTAACAACCCTCCCTCTAGTATTTTTTGATTCACAAATGGTGCGTGGCTCTGTATTTATTTTCCATGGTAAATCGTCATTTATATTAACCGAAGATTCGTTAATAAAATACATTATAGCATCAAAAATAGCGGTTTTTTCTATACCTGGAATGCTTTCGCTTAAATATTCAATAGCTCGTTTTATATAGGGTTTATTATGATTATTTGTTAGTAAAAATATGTATTTGACTAACTCTGGTTTTGTCTTTCGTATATTAACTATCTCCTTCAAAAAAGCAACGGCACCAGGGTTCACTGATAGAATTTGTTCTGCCTTTAATTCTGAAAGAGGTTGTGTGAAGACTTCCTGGCTAGGTCGGGCGGCTTTATTCCTATTATACCAAACTAGTGTTTTATCAAGGTCCCAGACGATAAGCCAAGGCTTCATTAATCTATACATAGAATTTAATCGTCCTGTAGTAAGCACTCCGTTTCAACTTTATCGTCATCGTGCACAATCGTATTTTCTTCCTCAGATGATGAGCTAAAATCAACTGTTGTCTCACCAAACGCTGAAACATAGACCTTGTAGCCACAGGTTTTGTAGAACTTGCGCCGTCTGTTGTACTGTCCAATTAAGCCATGATGCTGATGGTCAACAACATCCAGAATCAAGGGGCTGAACTTGCGGACCTCCTTCTTCTCACGTAAAATGCGACCAACAGATTGCTCAATATTAGACTTTGGTGTAGCCAGAAGAATCGTATTTAGTGCCGGAATGTTCATTGCCTCCGCAGCCATGGCAAAGGTTGCTAGAATCACCGCCTTCTTTTCCGATTCATCAAGCACCTTCTGCTTCAAACCGCCAATGTAGTAACCAATATCAGTAATACCGGCAGCCTTGAATTCAGCCTCAAAATCACTCAAGTGTCCCAGACGGTCACTTAGAATCAGTAGCTTGCGACCCTCTTTGACAAATTCAATAAGTCGGTCGCTAAGATACTTTGTACGTGGTTTGAATTCCGCAATCTGGTTAAGAAGACGGGCTCTAATCACTTCACCCTTGTAGTTCACTGGTGTCTTTTTGAACGCCGCATCATCTGACTCAAAACGATAGGCAATAACACGCACAGTTTCATCCGCATCCCGCGTCTTAATTTGATACGAAACCTGACCCAGAAACCACAAGAATATCTTACTCAACCCATCTTTGCGGTCAGGTGTAGCACTCAAACCAAGCATGTGCTTACACTGAATACGCAGTAGCGACCGACTAAAGAACTCCGCGCCTAGATGGTGACACTCATCAAATATGGCAAACCCGAAGTCCTTAAAGGTCTTAGCACTATAAGCGCGTGTCTCACTACACAGTGTCTGAATCATTACAAGAACGCCGTCATATTCTGGTTCAATTTGACATAGCGGTCCCTGGACGATACCAAGACGAATTCCTGGAACATTGGTTTCTAGTTCCTTCTTCCACTGCGATAAGAGAAACTCTTTATGAACAACGACCATAAAGCGCTTTTTAATCTTGAGTGCTAGCCATATAGCCATAAATGTTTTCCCGTAACCACATGGTACACATATCAGTCCATTAGAATCGGACGCTAGAAATGTATTTACAATGGGCATTTGCTCATCCCGTAATTTACCCTTAAAAGTCAGTTCTTCCCGGAGTGGCGCACCTTCACTACGTGTATCGGCATCCGGCTCCCCGAATTTCCTCAACGCCCAGTCCCGTGGTAAATAGAGCCGCTCTGTTGACTCAAAATATACTGGAAATGGTTTCAACCCTTTGTCATAGGGCGGTGGTGCAACAGGTTTGACTGTTAATTCATTTCGTAACCAGGCATCCTGCTCCTTAGTCAAAGCCGATTTGGCGATGCTATAGCCCTTTTGAGTTAGGACGCGTGCGCCCTTTGGTAAGTTAAATATCATATCGGTTTTTTTGGACATTGTTTTACAAACAAATAAAAGTCCACGGATATCAAGTTTTAGGCTAGAAATAAACATAACAGTCTGTAGGGTAAAACATGGAGACGTGGGAAATTGTACTTGTCTTAGTTTTAGTAACAATTTCATCAACAATACTTGTGAACCAGAATGTATCACTGAGTTTAATACAACTATTGGACAACTCTTTGTTCCAACTAGTGATTGTAGGATTAACGCTTGGTGTAGCGGTTGTGTCACCCAGCGTGGCAATCGTCGCTATTGCCACTATCGTTATAGTATATTACGTGCGTAACCTAATCAAGGTGCAGATGATAAACAACAATCTTATTGAGGAGAATTCAGCCCAAGGCAATGGCAGTCCCCGGATGCGCGTAGAGGAAACAACCACAACTACGGTTGAGACAACAATGGAGCGTCATATCGAAATCGGCGATGAGGCGGGCTGCAGTGCGCAAACAAAGCCCGAAGATATTGATGTCGTTGAAGCTGCATTAAATGAAGATAGCTCTAGAGTAGCAGTAACAGCAGCACAAATGCAACCCCAGAATTTCAAAATAAAAGCAGCAGCACCCGTATTTGCCTCAAAGCCCCTTGACCAAGAAGACTTTCCCAACCCGCGTAGCCCTGAAGGCTTCCAGGTTGATTCAACTGACCCGTTAGTTGAGACCCGTGGTCAAGCACCACAGGCGGGCACACCATCCTACATAGCTAGCGGCAAGAACACATTTGCGGACGATGCTAACATTTTTACACCTGGCGCCGCAGTACCTGAGGGATACAATGAGGGCACTGCAAAGCCAGTCGCCCGCGCATATAATCAAGCAGAGGGACAGTACGGCATTGCAGCACCCCGCCCCTTTTCTGGTGTCCAGAAGCGTGAGCTTGCGGACTTCATGCCTGGAAAGGAGATTGGCTCCAATGAATACAGCCAGCACGGTGTAAGCATTGACGACAAGATGACAAACTTGATGAATGGTATCCAAGTGTCATCAAAGCCCCCGCCAAACTTTGACGCTGCGGCACCAGTGCGCGCTGCTTTGCCCTAATTTTGGTATGACCTGGTTACTATTATATTTAAGTTAAGAACACCCTGAAGGGTGTTCTTAACTTAAATATAAGACGTTATTATTAGGATGGATTCGTCCAGCAGAGCAAAAACGAAAAAGAGTAAATCTAAGGTGAATGTATCTAAATACATGAATAGAGGTACAGATGTTAAATTCCAAAAAACAAATGCTGGTTGGAATGTATTAGGAAAGAATACATATAAGTGGAAGGCAGATATTAAGGCACTACCTGGCGCCAAATGGCATAAAGAAAACACCACGTGGCGCTTACCGAAAAATGCTAAACTTGCGCCTCTACGCAAGATTCTTGCTACTCTAAAAAAAGCGAAAGCTGAAAAGGTCAAGGAAGATAAGAAAAAGCCAGTTAATGCATCAATGCATATAGATAAGGGAGTGAATCTCAAAATAAATAAAGTAGCAGACGGATGGCAAGTTACAGGTAAAAGCGCCTATGAATGGAAGGAAATAATTAAATCATTAGGGGGCAGATGGAATGCTGTAAGTCGCGAATGGCATATTTCTTCAGATATTACGCCACTTCGTAAAATGTTATCTGCAGTTAAACATCATCAAGAAACGCAAGCATATAAAAAGGCGCTAGCGGAATTCAATCCTAAATGGAGATGCTGTGATAAAATGAAAATCTATAGTTTTACATCTGGGTCTTGTGCAATACACTGTCCCGAAGGTTCTATATTAGCCCCGCATGGAACTTGTTATACTGGTGATTAAATAGCAAGTGCGTATATTGCATCAATAATTTATTAAATTATCGATATAGTTATGACACACTATCTTGTGGTAATCTTTTTAACACTTGTGCTATTAGCATGTGCTATAGAATTGGTAATATATATGACACAGAAAGAAGAAAAAGCCGAAGATACATGGTCGTCAAAGGCAACTGTGAGTGAAAGCAGTGAAGACATAAACATGGTAATTACGGAAGAAGTAGACAATACAAATAATGTCAAAAAACATACATTTGGCAAATATGAGCTATACGAATTACGTAATATATTAACACCCGAAGAGTGCGACACCCTGATTGAATTGGCAAAAGCCAAAGGTATGGAAGATAGTTCTGTACTGGCTTATGGAAAGGAAAAGGATACGGAGACGGACACAGATTATAGAAAAAGTAAACAGACCTGGTTTGAGGATAATGCCAGTCCAGTAATTCAGAAAATCGCCGATTACTGTGAGCAAATTACGGGTCTACCAAAAGCAAACCAGGAAATGATACAGGTTGCGCACTATGAAACTGGTGGTAAATTCAATGCACATTATGATGCATGTGTTTACGAAGATAAGACGTACTGTGATAAAATTAATAGAAACGCGGGTCAACGAAAGACCACCTTGTTAATTTATCTCAATGACGATTATACCGGCGGTGAAACAGAATTTACCAACCTTAACTTGAAAATTAAGCCTGAAAAAGGCAAGGGCATTTTATTTTATGATACCGATGAAAATCAAACAATCTATGAAGAATCAAAGCACATGGGTAACGCGGTTATTTCCGGTGAAAAATGGATATGCACAAAATGGGTGCATTTTGGTGAGTTCAAGTGATTGCAAAAATTGATTATTAAACCAACGCGAAAAAATAATAATAAGATGCAAAATTTTATTATTAATTGTCCGCATTGTCAGGACCAGGTTCTCATAGAGAAGATAAACTGTGGAATCTTTCGCCACGGTGTAATTAAAAGCACAGGTAAAAGGGTCCCGCCACACGCTTCAAAAGAGCGATGTAATACGCTTAAGGCGCAAGATTTGATTTATGGTTGTGGTAAGCCATTTCAGATAAAGAAAAGCGACCCGTTGAATCCAACTATTTGCGATTATATTTAACGCAACCTCAAGCCTACTTTTAATGATTTTGCCCAATTACGCATTTTTTGGCTAAAGCTTTTATTCTGTTTCAGACTGCATTTATCTAGAGCATTTGTTAACGTAGTTGACATGTCAGTTCTGTACATATCCAATACTTGTACCTCTTTTATTATTTCAAATCCATACGTTCTTTTGTAATAATCAACCAGCTTGTCTTGGGCAATGCGCTGGCTTATATTTTTTTCTGCTATTGAAATTGCAGTCAACGAAATTTGTGCATCGTCCAATTCAAGCGTACTTTTCAAATAATTCAATGCTGCACATAGCAATATTTTACCATCGCCTTGACCACGCCCCTTACAGTCAAAATCCTGGATATGTATATGTTTTGATTTCAATATATGAATAAGTAAATAACATTTATATTTCTGCTGCTTCCTAGTTACTTTCTTAGCCGAATTATACTGTATAGGTTTGTAATAGAATTTATAGGTCCCGTTTCCATTATCATCAACTACAGCACCATTAGGTAAGGATTCCATTAAGAGCGCGCCTTAATAAGGGACACTCTTAATTTTTAATGTACATAATTTAACCAAAAAAGTTCACAGCAGTAATATCAACATCTTTAAATTCTATGCTGCGCGTGTTAAATAGCTTGTCATAGACTTCGCAATTCGACAACGACCTATCAATATTCAGTTTAGTACAACCACCAAGCTCAATGCACTTATTTAGAACCGCGCGGGGATAGCAGATATTGGATGACCCGTTGCATGCTGGTACGTGTATTTTAAACTTTGTTTTAGGGTCAGACAAGTATTGTTTTTTATTGAGATTTGTACCAACAGGGCATTTTAGTGTCGATTGGAATTTCATAGCCTCACAAGAATCCGGTGTATTAAATACGGTTTGATTACCAAATAGGTTGGAACATGAGTTTCTGTCGTCAGGGCATTTGGTTTCGTCAGATGTAACGGGTGTGGCACAGCATCTGTAACCACCAGAACCCTGTAATTGTAAATAATGGGGATATTTGGATGGGCATTTGTCGTTACCTCTTTGAACAGTTTGTTCGCGACGAACATTTTGGCACATGGGGTAAAATTTTTTGTCTCCGGTTGGTGACCTACTATCTTCTAAACCGGGTGCCATAGAACAGATGCCAGTAGGACCGGAAGCAGGACATTTGCGCAAATATGGGTCGATATTTGAGCTAGCGCAACATAGCGTATTTCCTGCTCCATCTGTAAAATTTGTATATCCTGAGGGACAGATACCTGCAGTGTCTAACTTTGACAGCGGGCAGTTTAATATAAGATTTTTCAGCGGTTGTATACGTTTGGGTTTACAGTCTTGTTTAATAACGATTGGTGGCTCAGAGCGCCCGACACCAGTAGCCATTGCAAATAATAATACCGCAATAATTCCAACAAGTCCTATGATAAGCATTGATGGGCTGCTTAGAGCCGTATTGTACATTACAATACCAGCTGCAACCAGTGCCAATAGAACAACCAATTTATCGATGGATAGCTTGGTAAAGAACACCACGCAAAAGGCAAAAATTATAAAAAATACAGCCGAAGTTAAGTTTGTTCTCAAACTCTCCAGGATTGTCATAGTCCCCTACGCATTGCTGAGAAAAAATCGGGTGCTGAAAAAAACTAAACCGTTAAGTAGATGGGCTCCGAATCAGGCGATTCTAATATGGATTCCCGAATCTGTAATCCTGCCAGACATAGAAAGCCTGGCGAAACCTGTTTGTCTATGGACGCGCTTCAGAAGATGAAACAGGTCTGGAATAAAGCGCATCCTGAAAAGCCTATACGGTCTATGACGCGTAAAAATAATCGCTCTTCAGGTTCAAGTAAGCGTATGCGTTTGTGGCAAGACATCAGAGGCGCAATGAAGAGCTATTACGATTGTAATAATGAGTTCTGCACCCTTAAGAAGCTACCTGGTCTAGATAAGAAGGAACGACAGACAATGTCTAAGAAATACTTTAGACCTGAAAAGCCCGAAGAATGGAATAAAAACCAAACCGCTTGGCTAGACAGCTTTAATATTGAGGATGTAATGAATCAGTATGAGGACGCATTTGATGATTTTGAGTTTATAGGTCCAGTTCCAATCGATTTTGACGCGCCTGCAAATAGCTGGGGCAAGTGTATTGTAGACGAGCTGTGTAAGTTAGACTTAAAAGAGGCGTTTAAGAAAGGTACTAAGCGAATAGGTATCATATTCAACTTAGATAAGCACGATGAGCCTGGGTCTCATTGGGTCTGCTCATTCATAGATGTGCCTAAAAAATCAGCCTATTACTTTGATTCATATGGTTTGCCTCCACCGCCAGAGGTATCACACTTATTAGAGCGCTGTAAAGAACAGGGATGTGAAACAATATTATACAATGATATTCGGCATCAGCGCAAAGATTCTGAATGTGGAATGTACTGTCTTTATACTATAATATGCTCTTTGAAGGGGCGTCCTTTCCAGTCCATATGTATGGATATAGTTAAGGATGACACAATGAATATGTTTCGTGATGTATTATTTGCAAGTGAAAATCCAAGAAGGGAGGCTCTAAACAAAGTCGTGCAAAAGCTATGTTCTTAAATAACTGTAATAAATTCGGTATCTATTTTCCCTTTTTAAAAGGAAAAATAGATAAACTACGTTTATTCAGCTTAAGGGTAATATTCGCCGTAAGTAATAATGAATAGAGGAGGAAGACCTACACCGGCTCTAGCGCAGACCTCAAAGGAACGGAAACCAGATAGCGCCGACGTGTTCTTTAGTCAAACAAATTACGCTAGAATTTTGCAACCATTAAGAGAAACGTATGAACGCAAACTTAATAAGCCTGAGCTCCCCGAGGACATTGACCGCCGCTTGCAAAAAGCACTATCGCATTACATGACAGAAGTATTCAGAGTCAATTCAGGGCAGATGCCTATAAATTCACTAAATCAAGAGGCATACCGTGAAACAGCATTAAACATTGATAGTTATTTGAGTAAGCAAGTCTCTGTTCCGGTTCAAAGGGCAGCCCAGCCTCAATATAATCAAGGCGCTGCACTATTTGAAAATGTAGGCAGCCGCTTTGAGCGCGAACAGCAAAGTCGCTCTGTTACACAGGTACCGCAATCCACCCCAGTAGACTTTGCTGTAAGGGATGATGACGATGAAGATGCTGAAGACCCAATTGAAAAATTCGAACGCCTTAGAAAGCAGCGGGAAGTAGAATCGCGTAATACAGCAGCATCAACAAAACCAAAAAATAGTATTGAATCATCATATTCTGAGCCATCTGCAGCCTCAGCCAGTAGCAACCTTCCTTCAGTACAACAGAATCAAAGTACACCACCACCCCTTCTTGCTCCCAGACCACAGGACTACATTATTAAACAGGAGGACATTGTTAAATACAAGGAAAATGAGGTGAATATCTATATCAATAGTGCTGACCGCGATTGGTTGACTAACAGAAACGAAAATCGTTACAATTTCACAATTAATTTCAACACATTAAACGATAATGGCAACACGTTTTCACCTGCTATTAAGGAGCGCTTTAGAAATATCACCCGTATGGAACTTGTAAAAGCGATTTTATCTGGCGAATCACTTGAAGTCTCTGTATTAGCAACCCAGTCAGGTGTAAATACTAACCGCGTTCAAAATATCTTGAGCTACCCGTATCTGATGATACGCATTTCTGAATGGACAGGTAATGGCTATGGTACAAATTTGTCAATTGACAATACCTTTGGCTTAATTCAGTTTGACCAGACATGGAAATCGGACCCTCAAGCGCCCAATTCAGGATATATATCAATGACGCCCCGCTACTTGAAGGCACAAAGAGTATATCAGCCGACGCCATTGGCTACGTTGCAGAAGCTATCTATTCAGATTGAGCGCCCTGACGGAAAGCCCTTGACACGCGATTTAGATACGCTAGATATCAATAAGATATATTTGGCTAAGTCAATCATCACATCTGTATACTCAAACACACCCGACGACCTTAGCTACATTTTCATACGGACGTCTAGTTACTTCAGTAAGTTTTTTATTATGGAGGGAGACCGCATTGTTTTTAGGGGATATGACATTGATACCGATACTTATGTCACACAAGCAATGGCAACAGATTTTAATGACTTTATCAATAGACCTGCAGGACACTTAGTTTGTGGTATAGGTTGGTCCACGGATACAACAGTTCCAGTTGCTGTGAATGACGGGTCCAACTCAGTCGGCTATGCGAATTACATTATCATTCGCAGCCGTTTTATGGACCCGACAACCGGCTCAACTGACCGCAACTATTTTGCTGGAGGTGCCGATATAACAAATGAGGACTTAATCAAGTTGCGTCTTGACGCTAACTCACCTGCACCCCCCTGTGCAATCATGAACATGAATCGCCAGTCTCATTTAGTCCTTCGCTTGATTACACGTGATATGGACTCAACTTCAAATTTGCGCCCCGATAATTCATAAGACGTTAGTCCCGGTTATAGATTCCCGGTTACTGCCTTACTGCCTTACTGCCTTACTGCC